TTACCAGAAGGCAGATGTCTGATATGTGCTATTTGCACCTCACTATTACCACAGCTTATACAGCAATGATTTATTGCTACCCACTCTAAATGTTTTCTTGATTTTACTAGTTTGTTTTTTGTTCGCATTTTGTTCAGGTGTAGCCACTCTCGGAAGGCAAGAGAATGGCTACAATTATAGCTAATACTTATAAGTTGCATAATTACAACAAATAAAAAAATCAACTAATTGGTTAAAATAACTATTGCAATAAATTAACCATGTGGTAGAAATATTGAAACTAAACAAAGGGAAAAAAAATGAAAAATAATAAAAAAACTTTAGACCAACAATTCACTGAAAAAACTGGAATTGATGTTTCTAAAAAAGAAAGAGGAGTAGATTTAATTCCTGTAGTTGGAATGGGTGTTACTCGTAGTATTGGTACAGACAGCTATCCTTATACAATTATTGAAATGCTGAAAAACTCTAAAGGTAAAACTATTTTAAAAATAGAAAGTGATGCTAACATTTATGAGCATGATTCTTACACTGTTTTTCCGAGTGGAAGAAAAGAGAAGAACATAAAAGATGTTCATTATCTAATCCAAGAAGAAAATTGGGCTCACAATGGTAAGCACTTAGTCTATTGGAAAGATATTAGATGGAATGAAAAGACTAAGAGATGGAATAAAGGTGAAGAATATTATTATCATTCTATTGGACAAAGAAATTATGATCTTGATCCAAGTTTCTAAACTAACTGGGGGCGAAAGCCCCCAACAAACAAGGAAGGTAAATAATGGAAATTGGAGATAAAGTAATAGTAAACCAAACTAAATATAATTGTAGTGTTTGTGGGGTAGTTGTTAAAATAACAAATAAAAGAATAAAAGTAAGAACTAACTTTGCACCTGAGGAAAATATAAAAAAACATTATGGAAATAAATTTCCTGTTGCACAATATTATAAACCAACAAATGTTATGAAGGAAGGGAAATAATGGGTGCTTTAATAGTAGGTGGTACATTTATAATATTGTGTCTTACCTTTGCGGCTTTCGTTGAATATTATGACGAATAAAGAACTTTTAGATTTAAAAATAAAGTTTCGTAAATATTATGTTGAAGTTCTTATTAGAGAAAACAATAGAGGATATACTACAAACTTTGAAAAAAATAAGTTAGAGTGGTATAGACAAAAAATAAGGGAAGGAGAAAATAATGGTAACAAATAAATTTACTTCATCACAACTAAAAACTATTTATGATGTTTTTGTTGAAGTAAAAAAGAAAAGCAAACTAAAAGAAGGACATTTACTTTTAGATCAATATGAAAAGATAATTAAAAAAACGGAAGGACAATTAAATGATATTTCCAAAAGTTAGAATGACTAAAAGACAAGCTTTAGAGAATATGCGTAAGCCTATTCCTAATGAAACAAAAGGCGATCCTAATATTCATAAAAAATGGAAAGCTATATGGAAGGAGAAAAAAAAATGAAAGCAATAGCAATCATACTATTTGTAATAATAACTGCTTGTTCTTATAATCCTAAGACCGCAGATACTTACAAAATACTCTTGGGTAAAAAATGCACCCAAGATTCAAAAAAATTCTCATATGTCTGGCTACATACGATTTTTGGCCCAGACCAAGTAAGGAAGGAGTGGTGTAAATAATGAAACACTGGAAGGCACTTTTTGTATGTATATTATTAACTAATTGTGCATACAAACCAATCTTAGATACTAAAGGTCGTTCTGGTAAATGGAATGAGCCTAGAGCAACTGAAATTACTGATGATTTACAATCTTGTGATTATCAAGCAAAAAAACATACCAGTAAAGTTTTTGAAACATCTAAAAAAACTTATAATTGGTTAATGAGACCAAAGCTATTATGGCTATCGCCAAAAGCTACAGATAAGTATAAACTTATTACTGTAAATTGCTTAGAGGGTCGTGGTCATAATGTTTTAAATAAATAGGAAGGTAATATGAGTAATACTTTAAAACACTTACTTAAAACGTATAGCTATTGTGTTAAGAATGACACATTTAAGCCTTACATTAGTACGGAAGATACAGTACACTTAATTAATATCTTTAGTACATTAAAAACAAACTTAGATAAGGAAGGACAAGATGACAGAGAAGGAAATAAACGAAACAATATCAAATAACTTATGGACAGTTAGAAACAATACTTACAAAATTGTTCAAGTTAAAGATAAACTAAAAAAGAAACGTCTTACTCAAACTGAAGTTGGTGAAGCAATAAAAGTAACATTCCAACAAATACAAAAGTTTGAAAAAGGAAAAAACAATATTGGTTCTGCAAAACTTAAAATACTTGCTGATTATTTTAAAATACCAGTAGGTGATATGTACGAACCCATATCAACTTACTACAAAGAAATAAGTGAGGACGTATGAAGGGATTTGTAATGTGGTGCTGGGTAATAAGTTGTTTACTTATATTCCAAATCTTTATAACAATCTTGCTACACGCAATACACTAAAGGGAAAATATGAAAGAATACAAACTATATAACGGAAAAATTATTTTACAATTTGATCCTGAAAAACATAAATATTATTTAGATGGTCAAAATGTAAAGAACATGACATCAATTACGGGTATCATTACAAATAAAGATGCTATGGTTGGTTGGGCGGCCAAAAGATGTAAACTACAATTTCTTGAAATGATATTACCCAATACTTCTTACAGTTTAGAAGAATTAGATAATATAGCAAAAGAAATACAATCAGCACCTAGAAAGAACAAAGAGTCTGCTGGTGATGTAGGTACTGCTGTTCATAATTACATTGAGGATCATTTGAATTATGATGTAATACCTAAAATTGACAATAAAGAAGAAGCCCACGCATTTAATGAATATTTAAAATGGTATTACGAACAAGGTAAAAACCTTGAAATTGTTTCTTTAGAAAGAAAAGTTTATTCTAAAAAATATAATTTTACTGGTACAACAGATGCGTTATTTAAAAATAAAGATGGTGATTATATTATATATGATTGGAAAACATCAAGTGGAATATATCATGGTTATTTATTGCAAGAAACGGGATATGCTATGGCATTAGAAGAAGAACTAGGAATACAAATTAAAAAAGGTGTTGTAGCTAATTTTCCGAAAAAAGGTAAAACAAAATTGTGCGAGTTTGATATAGACTCAACAATGCGAGATAATTTTTTATCTTGTTTAAAACTATATCTAATGCAAGAGAGGAAGGTCTAAATGCCTAGAATACAAGGTAGAATAAATAAACTATACGATAACAGATTTAAAGATGGACAGAAAGTAACTTATCCATATTACAAAATGTTTATCGGTAATGACGAACTTAGAATTTATACAGATCAAAATATAGATTTTAAGGAAGGTGACGAAGTTGGTCTTACTTATGCTGTAAGTAAAAAAAATAATTGGTATGTCACTAAAAATCCAAATGGTGGTTTTTCAATAAATAAAATTGAAAACTCTATGCCAGATGATGATTTACCAAAATCTGAAAAAGAATGGTTATCTGCACCAGCAGATGCACCGCATGATTTTACACCCATGCAATATGAAAAAGATGGAATCTTAGATAAAAAAGGATTGACCATATTTGTTCAAGGTATGCTTCAAGCTGGTATAAAATCAGATCAAATTAAGGTTTCTGACAAACAGGGATTAGAGTTAGTAACAACAGACTTGATTGATCTTTACAAAAAGATAACAAAATAATATTAGAATAATTAGTGCCAAGTATTGTTACATATATCGTTTCGTTAATATATGTTCTTCCCTTAGTTTGTTTGCTTGGCACTACAACTATTGATTTTATATATGATTAATGCTAACGATATTTTAATGGTAACAAAGCAATATCAGTTTGATGCACAGATAACTTTTGAATGTGATTATCCTGATCTTGCAACTGCCATGAAAGCTGATGTACCAACAAACTTTGATAAGTATGAGTTGGTCAATGTTAAGTTGGTCAAAAGCCTAACTAAAAACAAAGGTGAAACAAATGCAAACAATGTTTCAGCTTCAACAAAAAGTCAATGAGTTATTGGCTTTATACGCTTCTAAAGGTGAGTACACTGTAGATTGCGTATCAATAGAACAAGAGTTACAAGATGTTCTTAAACAGTTGAAGCAAGAAAAATTAAATATTCCAGTATATTACTAACTGGAACTAAACTAAAAATTGAGGGAAGGTATATGGAATCTATCGCTTTAAAAAACCCAGAAACAATAAAACAGGAATTAGATAAATTAGCAGACGAAATGGCTGAAGCTAGATACAAATATAATTTACTAGATAGTAATACCAAAGTTATTTTTTCTAAGTTATGTTTACAGGCCAAAAGAGAATATAATTGTTCTATGTCTGAAGCAGAAAAACACGCATTTATTCAACAAGATTATAAAAAGCATATTGAAGGTTTAGCTACTGCATCATCAGAGTATGAAAGAATCAAAGCTAAGTTTAATAATTATTGTGCTTATGTAGAATATATGAGGAGTTATTTATCATGTCAAAAACATCTAAATTAGATGATCGTGGTGAGAATGATCTTGAAAGAGTCATTGAAGAACAGCGTAACCATATTATCGTTTTAGAAAAATTATTAGACGATTGTAAGGAAGAAAAAGATATACTAAAAAAACAAATTAAACTATTACAAAATAGTATTAGAAAATGGAAAAACACGTTTACCCAAAAGGCAAACTAAACATGGAGAGTTATAATGATAGAGTTAAAAACTATATTAACTTTGCTGAAAAAAGGTTTGAAGATTATTGTACTGAAAAAGGATATGCTTACAAAAAACTTCTTCTCAACGCAGACGAAAACTTATTTGAATCACCTATTCCGTATTGGTCTAAACTTGGTATCATGGTTGCTCAGGCAGATTATTTTTGTTACAATCAAAATCGTCAATTTTATGCAGAGATTAAGGCGAGTAATAAAATCAAAATTAGAGACTTAAAAAAATATTGTGCTTGGGAAATGATGATGTGTGATCCTAAGTACACACAGTATTATGTTTGTTTTTGTTTTAATGATAAATTAATTATTAAAACCATAAGTCAAATTATGGAATTATTACCTAAATCTGAAATCAAATCATACCATGAAGGAAACAAATACTTCGTCATACCGCTACAAGAATAGACTTTGGAATAGAAGAAAACTTAATAATAAAATATTATATAATCATTACCTTTGGTGTAAAAAAGAAAATAGAGATACGTCTTGGTTTAATGAATCGTATTACAAATTATAGGACTACTTGGGTCGGTAAAATCAATTTTTTCTAATTCATACTCCATACCTAAAATTTCATAATGATTGTTTGATTTAAGAGAACAAACAAAGTTTCTAGTCGCAACTAAATTATCAGTATCTTCTAATGTGAAAGCGGCAAACTCATTTTTAAAAGTTTTTAGATTCTTATAAGCCATAACTACTGTGACTTGTAAGTATGTCATTTTTTTCTATTCAAGATTTTATCAGAAACTCTTGATCCAAATGATGCAGTAAATACAATAATTAACAAATACCATACTGAGTCTGGTAAATTATTTATTATCTCTACCCATGCTCTAAAATTATCTCTGGTGCTTTCAAAAAAACCAGTAGTTAACATACCTACCAGCCAGATCATTAATATCTCGTCTTTGTATGATTGATCTTGGCTTTTAATTCTTTGAATATCTACTTCTTTACTAGCTTCTAATTCTGCGGCTCTAACAACCTTCTTTTTTTCTAAAGAATGATTGATTGCATTTATGGTTTTATCAGCAACTAGCTTAGTAATTGGATTGTTTAACAATTTTAACCAAATCATGGTCTATCTCCGTTCTTATTTTGTTTCTATTTCGTTCTGAGAAGCCCCCAGATTGACGAAATACACCTTCCATGACCTAGATAGCCTATTTAAGATTTATACCCCTTAAAAAGACTTTATTTTTGATTTAGATAAGATTTCAACAACTCTAGGTAGTGAATAGCCTTATCTATATCTTCAAGCTGTTTATCTAAGCTATCATGCTTAAATTTCCAGCGAGTAATATATTTTATAGCATTACCGCTACACCAATCCAAATTATTTTTTAATATGTATTCGCTTGGCTGTATGGATAAGTTTTTGTAATGTTGGCCGCCTACCTGTTTAGCTGTAGGGTTGGTATCTAACCTTTTGTGTTTCTTCATCTCTATATGCCTTCAATGTTTGTTTTCTATTTTCTTTAGGTGAAACATAGGAAACGTGAATCCAACCACTATTAGGTGATCCGTCATAAAACTCTAAAATCATTTGGTCAAAATCAATATTGTTTTTTATATGATCAAATAATTCTTTGTTATCTAATCCAATAATTTCTATATCTGCCGCTTCTCCCTTTGCGTGTTGGCTATCAATAGATGAACCAATCGCAATACAAAGTTCACAGCTACGATAGCCTGAGGATACTGTAACTGCTTTGTCAAAGAAAGACCTAATGGGTTGTAAAACATTTAAACATAATTCTCTCAAAGCATCTATTTGAGTAGCATTTGGATTGTTAGGTATTCCTTTTCTCAAAGCTGTTTGAGACTTTGTCATTTCTTCTAAACTAAAATTTGCACTTAACTTCATACTAATTTCCCAATCCACCTACCCTTGTTATCTAATACCATTGGCATTAACTTTGGTATGCTATCTATAATCATTCCGCACCCCATTACAAACTTTGTTTTAAAGTTTTTTGCATAATGAAATGCCATAGATTTCTGTTCAATCAGACAACCTACTTGCATACCCCATAAAAGGTTATCAGGATTAGCCCAATAATCAATCCTGAATTTACTATGGAAATGACCTTGAACACAATTCATAGAATGGATTTGCGATACTTTAATTACATCTGCTGATTTTCCATGAGTCAATAAACATCTTTGTTTGTTAGGCAAAGTTAATACTAAATCATCAACCCATTTCCATTTCTTAACATTTAGAAAATCATTATACTCTCTTAGAAACCCTCTAGGTATTCCATGCTTAATACCACGTCTATAAATTAAGCTAGAGTGATTAGAGTCTAATAAAATCATTTCAGGAAATATGTTTTCTAACTCTTTAATATATTCTTTAGCTAAACTGAGTTCATGTCCAGCACTAGGTAAGTCTGGGTTTGATTCATGGAACGATAAAGCATGGCAATCAATTTCATCACCAATATTTATAATTGTATCTGGTTTAAATTGTTTTTTTATTTCTTTAAGAAAATTAAATGAGTCTTTTCTGTGATACGGAATATGCAAGTCTGATATGACTAATATACGTTTATGTGACATAAATTATTTAATAAAATAGTTATAAGCCCCTGTAATTAAAGATGCAAGTATAAGGAGAATCCATAGACCGCCTTTTCCTCTATTAATATCTGCTCTAAGACTTTTTGTTTCTATTTTTAATTCTTTTATCTCTCTGTTCAAAACTTCTAGCTGAACTTCAATTCCTGATTTCCTTGCCATTATCCTTGTCCTCTATATCGCATTTGTTTTTTTGTTCTACCTTTACGCTTATGCTTATTCATTGTCTTAACTTTAGACGATTTTTTGATGCGTCCTTGTGAACTACCATTTTGTTTCTTAACATACAAGATAGTAGCACCAAATGTTTTTGATTTTTTACCCATTATGTCTTTGAATGAGGTTTAGAAGGTGATGGTCTAGGTGTGCATTTCATTTATTTACTCGCTATATTAATAATTTTACCATCTTTTACAGTAGCCATAACTTTAGCACATTGATAAATGACATTATTAGAGTTCCTACTAGCTATCCTTTTTTTTTCTAAGCATTGACCAAAATCTTTCATTAACAAATGTTCTTTTAATTCTGGTGGATTTCCTAAATAAAATAATAATGCAAAAACTTCAACCATTACTGTCCATTCTCTCTAATTAATTTTTCTACATCTTCTTGCAGTTTAATAATTTTTTTTTGTGCTTCCATAAGTAAAACTTTAGTATGAACATTATCATCTAATTGTTTTTGATGTTTGGTTATTTGTTTAGCATTGTGTTCAATCAACATATAAATTTCTAAATTTTTAGGTGTTTGCTCGGCTTTTTTTAATAGATCCGCTTCCATGAGTTGTTTAGATGTTTCTAAATTATTTAATCTTTCTACAATACCAAAGTATGCCCATACACCAATAGCAACTGCACTCACTATTGAAAGTAAGTTTCTCATCGGCATAGCAATAGATGTATCTGAAGAAATATCTAATGGTTTTTTCATTAAAACATATCTTTGTTTGGCATATTATTTTTTAAATGATGTAAAAGTTCTTTATCTCCAACACATTTACAGTATCGTCTTGGTCTTTGATATAAAACTCTCCACATTCTATTTTCCCATTTGCCTACAATCGGCAACAATACTCTACAAATCGCTTTTTTAATTCTGGTCATGCAAATCATTTTTTTACAAGTCATATACCTTTTGTTCTGTTGATTATGTAGTACATAGGCACTTCATAAAATTTGTGCCTTCCTAGATGATTAATTACTCATTATCATCTTCTTCTTCATTGTCAAAGTCCTCATCTTCAACTTCTTCTTCATTATTGACTACATTGATAACTAAATCGTGGATTCTATTACCATTGTCATCTTCAATAATTATAGCATTGTCTGTGATAAGTTCTTCTATCGCATCTTTGACTACTTCTTTGATTGATCTTTCCATTGGGTTCTCCTTGTTAAGTTTAGATTTCCCATTTAACAAACCGACACATCAATTCAAGTTAATCTTTTTTAAAAAATTTATCTAATTGATTTTGATAATCTTTTATTACTTTTTGTGTATCAGCGTACCAGTCTTGGTAAAACTTTGTCCAGTAAGACTTAATTTGGTTATAATTTAAAAACATAATTTTTTCTCCTTTGTTTTTTATATAGGATTATATATTGTGCGTTGCAATAGCTACCTTGCGTTATTTGGTACGCCGTTAGAATTTACAAAGGGTGACTCTGCAAATGCCGCATAAATAAATGTAGCACCACTTGCATTTCTATCAGTATT